TACGCACGAGGTAAACTTTAATGCAGCAGAGGTTTTTAAATTTAAGGAGTGATAATTCTTAATAAAAAATATCAGGCTTTAGGAAATACAACACGATTCTTTATTATTACAGGAGGTCGTGGCTCATCTAAATCATTTGGGGTTGGCACATTTGCCAGCCTCTTATCATTTGAGAAAGGGCATAAGATTCTATTTACAAGGCAGACAATGACATCTGCACACCTATCTATCATTCCAGAGTTTCAAGAAAAAATAGAGCTATTAGAAGCAAGCCATCACTTCGAAATAACAAAGTCGGAAATAATAAATAAGACTTCAGGCTCTGAAATTATCTTCAAAGGGATTAGAACTTCTTCAGGCGATCAAACGGCAAACTTAAAATCACTGCAAGGTGTTACCACTTGGATATTAGATGAAGCTGAGGAGCTAACAGATGAGGCAACGTTTGATAAAATAAATCTATCGATAAGACAAAAGGGAGTTCAGAATAGAGTGATTCTAATCTTAAACCCTGCAACAAAAGAGCATTGGATTTATCAGCGATTCTTTGAGCAGGCAGGAGTTGAAGAGGGATTTAATGGTATAAAGAATAACGTTACTTATATTCACACAACTTTTGAGGATAACATTGAGCATTTAGACCAATCATTCCTAGATGAAATTGAAAGGATAAAGCAATACAATCCTAAAAAATATAAGCACCAAATTTTAGGTGGATGGCTAGATAAAGCAGAGGGTGTAGTATTTACTAACTGGAGCTTTGGTAACTTTAATCCTAATAACTTACAAACATCATTTGGGCAAGACTTTGGATTCTCTATTGATCCGACTACGCTTGTAGAGGTTGCCATTGATAAGAACAAGCGGAAGCTTTATGTCAAAGAGCATTTATACAAACCAAAGCTAACCACTAGCGAGATTGCCATAATTAACAAGCAGGTATGCGGAGGCAGTCTAATAGTAGCCGATAGTGCAGAGCCTAGACTAATAGCCGAGCTATCTAATCAGCGTTGTAATATCGTAGCAACTGAGAAAGGAGCAGGAAGTATCACGGCTGGACTAGCATTGATGCAAGACTTTGAAATAGTTTTAGAACCTAATAGCCAAAACATTGCAAAAGAACTTAACAATTACACCTACTCGGATAAGAAGTCTGGACTGGTCATTGACAACTACAATCACGCAATCGATGCCATACGTTACAACGTATTCTACCACCTATCTAATCCCAACAAAGGGCAGTATTTCGTCTACTAATAACAAAAAAATCAACTTAACGTTTATAGATTATGAAGTTAGCAATAACGATTCCAACTGAATTAAGCGAAATTAAGCTTAGGCAGTACCAAAAGTTTATGAATATCGCAGAGCAGAACGAAGAGTCTGAGTTTGTGCATCATAAAATGATTGAGATATTCTGCAATGTAGAATTAAAATATGTAGCCCAGTTTAAACGAAAGCAAATCGTTGAAATTGTAACTACAATTAATAAGCTATTTGAAAAGATACCACCGTTTAAAAATAGGTTTACTTTAAACGAAGTTGAATACGGATTTATTCCAAACCTAGATGATATTTCTCAAGGGGAGTATATTGATTTAGATACTTATATTGTAGACTGGAGAGATTTGCACAGGTCAATGGCAGTAATGTTTAGACCAATAAAGACTAAACTAAAAGATAAATATACTATTGAATCCTACGAGGGATCTGATTGGTATTCAGAGAAAATGCTTGATGCACCGCTTGATGTAGTTTTAGCATCTAGGGTTTTTTTTTATCATTTAGGGAACGAGTTGCTGAAAAGTACCCTGACTTATTTGGAGGAGAATCCGCAGATTCAGACTATTCTGAACAAGCGCAATTCGGAAAAAGATGGGGTTGGTATTCTTCAATTTACGCACTTGCTCAAGGAGATGTCAGGCGATTTGCTGAAATATCCAAGCTTCCGCTTAACCAATGTCTAATGTTTTTGACATTTGAAAAGCAAAAGAATGAATTAGAAACTAAATTAATTAAAAAGCAAACCCGATGAACGGATATTTCTACGTTGTAAATACATTAAAGACTTACTTAAAAGCAACTCCGTTTGTTAATACCGTAACGATTGGCGATATTTTTGCAGTTGATTTAACTAAGCAAACGATATTTCCTTTAAATCATATTATCGTAAACACCGCTACACTTGGCGAGGTAGCAATGACAATGAACGTTTCAATTCTTTTTATGGATTTGGTGGATGATTCGAAGTCAGAAATCACAGACATCTGGGAGGGCAACGATAATGAGCAAGATGTTTTAAATTTAACGCTTACTTTGGCGCAAAAGTTATCAGCTGATTTGATGCGAGGCTCATTATATTCTAGTCAGGTGGTAGTAACTAGCGAGCCAACGGCAGAGCCATTCACAGATAGATTTGAAAATAAGATTGCAGGCTGGACTTTAACATTTGATGTTATTGTTCCAAACGATATGACAATATGCTAGAGAAAAGTTATAAGCTTCTTGAGCAATACAAGAATTACGTTATCCAGCAGGCAAGAGCAAATCTGTCTAAGGGGCGCAATAACTTATCTAAGACGCTTTATAATTCTTTAAAAGGGGAAATAGTAACAGAGAATAATTACGCGATTGTAGGCTTTAGAATGGAGCTATACGGTCAGTTTTTAGATGAAGGTGTCAAGGGTGCTATGCCTAGTATGGTTAAGAACGGAAAGCAGAAAGCTCCAAACTCACGCTTTATGTTTACCAATAAGAGACCACCATCTCAACCGATTGCAGAATGGGCTAAGAAAAGAAAAATTCGTTTAAGAGATGAATCAGGTAAGTTTAAAAAAGGCAATTATAAAACGCTAGGATTTATTATAGCTAATAGAATTTATGCGCAAGGCATTAAGCCAACGCTTTTTTTTACTAAGCCATACGAAGCAGGATTCAAAAAATATATAACAGACCAAATGCCAACGCAAGTGGCAATTGATGTAGACAGAATAGTAGATCTTAATTTAAAACAGAAATGATAATTTACGCTAGAAGCCCTTATTTTATTACAGTAAATGAATCAGGTCAAGTAGGATCGAAGATTGAAATCCGTATTTGGAACGATCCAAATTCAAGACCAGATACTGCAACTTATATTTTAACAAAGTCAATTGCCTCCACTTCACAAAGAGCGAACGTTTATAATATAAGTCCATTTATTAGAGAGTATATTGATGCTATTAAACCAGCAGACAATACAAACTCTATGCTTGCAAAAATAGAGGTAAAGCGATTTAAGGAAACTTCTGTCGGAACTTATAGTTCAGCATTAGACACGACTACATACTACGCAACGGCTGGATACACTAGTTATTCTGGAGGCTATAACCAAACTGGATCTACTGCAACAATTTTACCGCTTGCCAATACTACCCTTGAGTATTTTTATGATGATGAAGTAACGGAAGCTAAATATCCTTACATTAATGTCTGGGCTAATAACGCAAGCCCTTCAACGCTAACCGTTTTATACAAAGATTTAAGAGGTCGCAACGAGGTTACGGTTACTATTGCAAGAGATGGAATTAAGCTATATAAAATTCCTTTAAGAACTACTTCGGTTAAATACAACAAAGGGAATACCTGCACAATACAATGGAAGCCAACAGGAGAATATACAGATGACATCGCAACGATTAAAGTCACTCCTGTATGCGAGCCTAAATATAGCCCAGTTCAATGTCAGTTTATTAACCGATATGGAGGTTGGCAATTCCTAACTTTCTTTAAGGCTAAAACAAATAATATCCAAACTCAAGGAACTACGTTTAAATTGCTTCCTGATGCGGTAAATTATAACGCTTCAAGAGCGCAGACTAAAAGCTTTAATATAAATGGAGGTCAGACCGTTAGATTAAATACAGGCTGGATACCAGAAAACTACAATGAGCTAATCCAAGATTTGCTATTAGCGGAAACAATCCTTTTAGATAACATTCCAGTCGAAGTTAAAACGACACAGACAGATTTAAAGACTTCGTTAAAAGATAGGAATATCAATTACGAGATAGAGTTTGAGTATGCTTTTGATCTTATAAATAACGTGATTTAATGGTAATTGTAGCTCTATATATTTATGATGAAGTAACTGGTTTAGCTAATCGGGTTGAATTATTCAACGATGAAAAGATACAAGTAACTTCATCTATTCAAAACGTTAATGATATTAGTAAAATCTACACCGATTTTTCTCAATCGTTTACCGTTCCTGCTTCAGTCGCTAACAATAAGATATTTAAACATTGGTATGAAAACACTATTGTAGGCGGATTCGATGCTAGAACTCGAAAGAATGCATTCATAGAGCTTGACACGATTCCATTTAGAAAAGGAAAAGTGCAACTTGAAAAGGTTAGCTACAAAAAAGGCTATCCAGATAACTACCAAATTACTTTCTTTGGCTCTTTAATTTCTTTAAAAGATGCTTTCGGTGGTAAATTTTTAAAAGATTTAGATTTAAGCACATTAAATTTTAGTTATACTGGAACGGTTGTAAAAAATCGTGTAACAGGAGGAGCGGGAAATGATGTAATGTTTCCGCTAATATCTTCTAAAAATGTTTGGGGATACGGTGCTGGATCAGTTTACGATATTTCTCAAACTGCAACTCCAATATATCACACAGATTTATTCCCAGCGGTAAGAGTAAGTAAAGTATTTGATGCGATTGCTTCTAGTTTAGGAGTCACATTTGAAGGAACTTTTCTATCGGATTCTAGATTTACTCGTGCATTCTTATGGCTTAAGAATAGCGAAACGTTTGAGCTTAAAACGGTAGCTAATAAATTAAACTTTCAAACCAATACTTCGACAACTGGAACGCAAGGGATATTTAACGTATTTAGCGACACGCTTAATTATATTAAACCTACTGCGCCAGAATACCAAAGCCAGTCTAATATAACAATTACATTTAGCTCTCCGGGAGTTGGAGAAGATGCTAAACTATTTTATTTCTACGTTTATAAGGATGGAGTTGTAATTAATACGCAGAGCTATTTGACTCAGACTTCGCCAATGTATTTGGAAGTGCCATTAGAGGAGTCGGGAGCTTACACGTTTTATATCGCATCTACTGCCGCAATCTCATTCACATCTGTTTACTATTATGAAACAGGTCGTTTAGATGGTAGCACTTACATTAAGATGACTGATTTAACGGTAACGCAAAGCACGACTCAGACTACCACTACAACAATGGCAATAAATCAATATATGCCAGAGATGACAATTGAAGAGTTCTTTAGCGGTATCTTAAAAATGTTTAATCTGACTTGCTATTCAGAGGTTGCAGGATTATTTAAAATAGAGCAATTAGAAAACTGGTACACAAACGGAACGACTAGAGATATTACCACCTATATTATAAGCGATCAGTTTGATATAGAGCGGAGCAAGGCATACAAAAAAGTTAATTTTAAATATCAAAAAGGCGAGTCATTTATTAACGAAAATTATATGTCACGCTCTAAAGTTCCTTATGGGGACTTGTACTATGAGCTAGACAATGATGGCGAGCAATATAGTGTAGAATTACCTTTTGAGGTTATAATGCAGACTAAGTTTACAGGAACTAATTTGCAAGTAGGATATACTTTAAAACCTGGTTATGTTACTTATATTCCGAAGCCAGTTATATTTTACGATTATGGTTCAACTCAAACCGTTTCGGCTTTTAAATTTAATGATGGCACATCAACTACCAGCGTTACTACCGCCAATATATTTGGGCAGGACACATCAATTAGCTCTGTAATTTACACGCTTAATTTTGGAGCTGATCAATCTACTTATACATTAAACGTAGAGGAAGAGTCATTATTTAAAAATTATTATTCTTCTTATATCACAAATATATTTAGCGAACGCTCAAGAATTTATAAGATAAAGGCGATGTTTCCTACCAGCTTGTTATCACAAATTAAAGTAAATGATAGAGTAATTATTAGAGATAAAAGATATACGATTAACACGTTTACAACTGACTTAACAACTGGGGAGGTTAGCCTTGAATTATTAACAGATTTTAGAGACGTATGATAAAGCACATAATTGAAATGCTAGGATTATTAAACCACTATAATCAAAGCGAAACGATAGAAATTGCCAAAGGTAAGTATGAATTACCAACGACAATAGGTAAAGGATGGAATCAAATTAAACGTAATTACAAATGGCAAAAAGCGTCGAAGTAGATATTAATGTAAACAATAATATCGAGGGATCAATATCGCAATTAAAAGCTTTAAAAAGAGAGCTTAAGAATACTGCCGTTGGTACGGAAGAATTTAAAAGACTCTATAATCAAATTGATGATTTAGAAGATAAAATTAAATCAGCTAAAAACGTTTCGAGCGATTGGGTTGATTCCTTAGAGATGGCAGGCGGCCCAGTTGGTATGCTAGGTGGTGCATTAAACAAAGCTAAGGTAGCGACTCAGTCTTGGGGAGCTGCTTTAAAAGCAACTGGTATCGGCTTAGTTGTTGCAGCGGTTGGTATGCTTGTAAATGCGTTTAGTCAATCGGAAACTTCGATGAAAAAACTAGAGCCATTATTTGAGGCTTTAGATAAAACTATGGGCGGTATCCTTGAGGTAGCCCAGCCGATGATTGATATGTTTATTGAGCTTGCTATTAAAGCAATGCCTTATGTTACTAAGGCTCTAGGAATGTTCTATTCTGCTTTAGCTGGTTTATTTACTTATATCAAGACAATGGCGATGGGAGTCGGCAAAGTCTGGAAAGGTATATTTACTCTAGACTGGAGTACAATCGTTGAGGGTGTTAAAGAAATGGGTTCATCGTTTGGTAAAACAGCAGAAACCTATACTGCCGCAATGGATCGTTTCGATAAAGGCTATGCTAATACAACTAAAAAAATAAAAAGAGGCTCAGTTGAAAGAATTAAAGCCGTAAAAGAAACTGCTGAAACAAGTCTAGATATTTATACGCAAGGATTAATAGATGAGTTATTTGCATACGAAGAGCATCAGAAAAAACTAATAGATCTTCAAAAACAATATGCAACAGAGATAGAAGATTTAGAAGCAAATAGTGAACAAAAAAAACTTGACTTATGGTATAAAAGACAAAAAGCGGAAATTGATGCTATTGTCAAAACAGAAACTGAAAAGGCAAATTTGTATGCTTTATTAGATAAACAAAAAGCAATAAAACAAAAAGAGATTAATGACAAAGCCGAAGAAGATGGTAAACAAATTAGAATTAATAAAGATGCTAAGAAAAAAGCAGATGACGATAAAAAAGTTGAGGACGAATTAGATAAAGCTAGAAAAATAGCAGAGGCAAAGAAAAAAATCCTGATGGATTCTGCTACCGTTTTAGGCGAGTATGCAAATATATTAGGACAACAAACCGCAGAGGGAAAAGCATTAGCAATTGCTCAAGCAACAATAAACGCATACTTAGGTATATCAGAGATTTGGAAAGCACCTAACCCTTATCCAGAGCCTTTTGGAACTGCAACTAAAATTGCATCTACGGTAGTTTTAGGAACTGCTGCATTCCAAAACGTGCGGAAAATTTTAGATGTACAAGTTCCGGGCGGAGGCGCAGGTGGATCAGCCCCTGCAATGACTTCTACAAACGCACCAAATTTTAACGTAGTAGGAACTGGAGGTGCAAATCAAATAGCTCAGTCTATTGGACAAGCATCTAAAGCCCCATTAAAGGCTTACGTTGTATCTTCTGATGTAACTACTCAACAAGCATTAGATAGAAATATCGTAAAATCTGCGACATTAGGATAACGAAAATAAAACAAGGGTAATTTTTAAACGTTTATGCGATATGAGAATAGTAGAATTAGTAATCGAAAAGGACTTAGATGGCATTGATGCCGTTAGCTTAGTAGATGCACCAGCTATCGAAGAGAACTTTATTGCTTTGGCTAAAGAATACAAAATGGATTTGGCTGAAGTGGATGCAGAGAAACGTATTCTGATGGGTGCGGCTTTAGTTCCTAATAAGCAAATCTACCGTAAGCACGGCAAAGATGAGTTTTATGTTTTCTTTTCTGAGAATACGGTTAAGAAAGCAAGCGAATTATTTTTACAAAATGGCAACCAGTCAAACGCTACGCTAGAACACAAGACCAAATTTGATGGCGCAACGGTAGTAGAATCGTGGATCGTAGATAATCCAGAAATGGATAAGTCTAAAAACTACGGATTTAGTTTACCAAAAGGCACTTGGATGATTTCTATGAAAATAGAAGATGACAAAGTTTGGAAAGATGCTAAAGATGGTAAGTACAAAGGCTTTTCAATTGAAGGCTATTTTGCAGATAAATTAGAAATGTCGCTTCAAGAAATAGAAGCAGAGAATTTAATAAGTGAAATTTTAAACATTTTAAACGATGGCAAATAAAAAATCAAGTCCACAAGCAAGTAATGATAGTGCTTGTCTTTGCGAAGATGGCACTTACTCAAAAGAGTGTTGTCAAGGGGAAGAAATTAATCAAGGCATTGGTGCTTTGGTTGGTCAATCTAATTCGAATGTAGTTAATACAAATCAGCCTAGAACGGTAGGCTCATCAAGCTAGTAAATTAAAACAAATAAATAAATGGAATACAAGAACAAATTAAACCAAATCAAGGCACTTTTGTCTTTAGAGGTTAAGCTTGCTCAGATGAAGTTAGAGGACGGAATTACCGTAGTCGAAGCAGAATCTTTTGAGCCTGAATACTCTATCGGCATTGTGACTCCAGATGGTATCGTTCCGATGCCTGTTGGAGAGTATGAGTTAGAAGATGGATCAATGGTTAAAGTTGAAGTTGAAGGTGTTATTGCTTCAATTGGAGAAAAAGCTCCAGAAGAAGTAGGCCCTGAAAACGAAGCCGCACCTGAGGAAGTAGTTGCACCAGAAATGGAAGCATCTCCATCTGCACCACAACCTAAAAGAATTGTGGAGTCAGTTTCAAAAGAATCTTTCTTTGAGGCACAAGTTGCTGAATTGAAGGCTGAGATTGAAGCATTAAAATTAGCTGCTCAAGCTAAGGAAGAAGCAATCGAATTAGCATCTCAAGAAGAAGCTGCTGAGCCATTGGCTTTTAATCCAGAATCAGCAGTAAAGCCAGAAGGTTTTAAATACGGAAAGAACCGTAACAAAAATATCCAAGATTCAGTATACAACAAATTATTCAACTAATTATTAAAATAATACAAAAATGGCGACTAGCACATCAATAACGACCACTTATGCGGGTGAATTTAAAGACAAAATCATCGCAGCAGCTTTATTATCTTCTCCAACTATCGACAACGGTGGTATCGAGATCAAACCAAACATCAAGTACAAAGAAGTTATCAAGAAATTAGCTACTGATGCTATCTTGAAAAATGCAACTTGTGACTTTGATGCAACTTCAACAGTTACTTTAACTGAGCGTGTTTTAACTCCAGAAGAGTTCCAAGTAAACTTACAACTTTGCAAGAAAGATTTCCACTCAGATTGGTTATCAGCTCAACAAGGATATTCAGCATTTGATGTTTTACCAAAATCATTCGCTGATTTCTTAGTTGCTCACGTTGCTGCTAAAGTTGCTGCAAAGAACGAGACTAACATTTGGTCTGGTGTTACTGCTAACGCAGGCGAGTTTGATGGTTTCGCTACTTTATTAGCTGCTGATGCTGCTCTTCCAACTGCAAACGAAGTTGCTGGTACTACGGTAACATCTTCAAACGTTGTTGCTGAATTAGGCAAAATCGTTGATGCTATCCCTGCTGCTCTTTACACTAACGAAAACCTTTACATCTATGTTTCTCAAAACATTGCTCGTGCTTACGTTCGTGCATTAGGTGGATTTGGTGCTTCTGGTTTAGGTGCTAACGGTACTAACTCAATGGGAACTCAATGGTACAACAATGGTTCATTATCATTCGATGGTGTTAAAATCTTTGTTGCAAACGGTATGGCTTCTAACAAAGCAATCGCTACTACTAAAGACAACTTATACTTCGGTACAGGTTTATTGACTGACCACTCAGAGGTTAAAGTTATTGATTTAGCAGACATCGACGGATCTCAAAACGTTCGTGTTGTAATGCGTTTAACTGCTGGTGTTCAATACGGTGCGGTAGAAGATATCGTAACTTACGGTATCACTAACTCAGCTAACTAATAGCACAAAAAAGCACCTCGTTAATTCGGGGTGCTAATTTTTAACTTTTTAAATAATAATCAATATGTGCGATATTTCATTAGGGCGCATTGAACCTTGCAAAACCAGTCAAGGCGGTTTAAGAGCCGTTTATTTTGTAAACTGGAAAGATGCAACGACGATGACCTACGATGCAACAAATACGGATGTAATTACTGCGGTAGCTGGAACTCCACAAGCTTTCAAATATGAGCTAAAAGGAACTTCAAGCTTTGAGCAAACTATTACTTCTAGTCGTGATAACGGCACAACTTTCTTTGAGCAAACATTAACTTTGACTTTGAAGAAATTGTCTATTGTGGATCATAAGCAAATTAAATTATTGGCATACGGAAGACCGCAGGTTGTGGTTGAAGATATGAACGGTAATTTCTTTTATGCAGGTTTGACAAACGGAATGGAAGTATCAGGTGGCACGATTGTTACCGGTGCAGCAATGGGCGATCTTTCGGGATACACATTGACACTTATGGGACAAGAGCCAGTTCCTGCTAACTTCATTGGAGCTTCATTGACTACTGCTGGATTCACGATAGTTTCTGGATCTTAATTAAGATTGTTTTTTGTGGTTTTGAAGGGGGGCTTGATTGCCCCTCTTCCATTTTATAAACAAACGATATTAAAATACGTTTATCTATTGTGATAGTATTAAAAGAACAAGGAACTGCACAAACGGTGCGCTTTATCCCTACTCGAAAAAGTAGCGGTACTTCTTTAATTTTAAGAAACGAATCAACAAATGCTTCGACTACCTATTCAATCACGACAACGCAATCATCTTACTACGCTACATTCTCCAAGATACTTACTTTAAAAGAGGGGCATTTTTATGAGATGACTATTTTAGATGGAGAGGATTTAGTTTATCGTGATAAAGTATTCTGTACAAATCAAACGATTGCAACGTATTCGGTCAATAAAGATGAATATGTAGAAAGCACTCAAAACATAATTTTCTATGAGTAACGTTCACGTTTTTAATTTTGAATCGCATAAGCCACCGACAAGCACAGAATCAAAAAGAGATAACTGGGTGGAGTTTGGCGATGACAACGATTACTTTCAGTATTTAATTGAACGCTACAATAATAGCACGACTAACAACTCTGTTATTAATTCAATTAATAAGCTAATCTATGGTCGTGGCTTAGATGCAACGGATTCAAATAAGAAGCCGAACGATTACGCTCAGATGAAAATGTTATTCCGTCCTGAGGTATTAAAGTGCGTTATTACAGACTATAAATTATTAGGTCAAGGTTACTTTCAGCTAATCTATAACAAGGCAAAAAATGCCATTGTAAGAGTTGAGCATATTCCAGCGCAGTTATTAAGAGCTGAGAAATGCAATGAGAAAGGCGAGATTACAGGATATTATTATTCTGATAACTGGAAAGAAACCAAGAAATTCCCACCTAAAAGAATACCAGCCTACGGATACGGAGATCAAACTCTTGAATTGCTTTGCGTTCGGGATTATTCAGTAGGACAAAAGTATTATTCCAATGTAGATTATATCGGTGCTTTAGCTTATGCAACCTTAGAAGAAGAAATTGCTGATTATTTAATCAACGATGTTCAAAATGGATTCTCACCTACTTCTGTAATTAACTTCAACAACGGTGTACCTGATGAAGAGAAGCAAAGCCTAATCGCCTCAGATGTAAAGCGTAAATTAAGCGGATCAAATGGTGCTAAGATTGTTGTAGCATTTAATAGCGATGAAACTAAGAAAACGACTATCGATTCAGTTCCATTAAACGATGCGCCTGCTCATTATCAATATCTGAGTGAAGAATCAAGAGGTAAGATTTTGCTTGGTCACTCTATTACATCTGGTTTATTATTTGGTATCCCATCTAGCAACGGATTCAGTTCTAATGCAGATGAATTAAAGAACGCTTCTATCTTATTTGATAACTTGGTAATTAGACCAAAGCAACACAGAGTATTAGAGGCTTTAGATGAGATTTTAGCATTTAATAAAGTAACGTTAAACCTTTACTTTAAGACTTTACAACCTTTGGAATTTATTGACCAAAATCCAGTAATGGATTCGGCAACAATGGAAGAGGAAACAGGTGTAAAATTATCATCTCATATTGATGAATTAGATGTCGAAGAATTTGGCGCAGAAATGAATCCTGATGAATGGGAATTGATTGATGCTAGACCAGTATCATACGAAGATGAAGATCGCTTAGATGCAGAGTTAGAGGCTTTAAATAATCCATCTAAATCTATTATGTCTAAGGTATGGGAATTTGTAACGACAGGAGTTGCTAGACCAGACTTAAAGTCAGAGCAAGATGGTAAACTATTTGCATCTCGTTACAGATATAGCGGTACTATTTCGCCTGATTCTCGTGAGTTTTGTCAGAAAATGCTGATTGCAAATAAGCTTTATCGTAAAGAGGATATAGTTAGAATGGGACAAAAGCCTAAAACTAATCCAGGATTTGGGCCAAAAGGTGCAGATACTTATGATATATTCCTTTACAAAGGAGGCGGTGCTTGCCATCACTTCTGGACTCGTGAAACTTACAAGCGTTTTATTGATCCAAGAAGAAGCGGAGCTGAACAAATTACTCCATCTCAAGCAAGGAGACAAGGAGAGATATTACCAACTAATCCAAGCAAAGTATATCAGAAACCCATTGATATGCCTAATAAAGGATTTTTACCTAAATAAGAAATGGCACAAGCATTATTTATTACTCGTGAGGATTTAGTTAAGTTTACTGCGTTAAATGGAAACATTGACACAGACCGCTTTATCCAATGGATTAAGGTGGCTCAAGACATCCACATTCAAAACTATTTAGGTACTAAATTATTCAACAAAATTAACGATGGTATTGTAGCTAACAATTTAGCAAATCCTTACTTGACACTTTTAAACGTTTATATCAAGCCAATGGTTATTCATTGGTCAATGGTTGAGTTTTTGCCGTTTAGTGCTTACACTTTTGCAGGTAAAGGAGTATATAAACATTCATCTGAGAACTCTCAAAACGTGGATAAGGAAGAGATTGATTTCTTAATCGAAAAGGAGCGTTCTATCGCAGAGCATTACACTCGCAGATTTGTAGATTATATGAGTTTTAATCAGTCGCAGTTCCCAGAATATAACACGAATAGCAATGCAGATATGTTCCCTGACAAACAAGCGGACTTCGGTGGCTGGTATCTCTAGAGGTAAATATGCCACTAAAGAAACAAACGTTAAAAAATTAAAGGTTTACCTTAACAAAATAGAAAATGGCTCTTAATTTCACGCACACAAAAGGCGATACATTTAGTGAAGTAGCTTTCGAAGTAAAGAAAAACGGAACGGCTATCAACTTAACTGGTGCGACAATCAGAATGCAACTGCGTAAAATTTACTCGGACACGACTGCGGCCTTGTCATTGACTTCCGCATCAAGCGCAGGCATCACAATTACAGGTGCATCGGCTGGTCAATTCAAGATCAATGCTCAAATTATTGACATCGAAGTATTTAATTACGTTTACGACATTCAATTCACGCTTTCAAGTGGCGAAGTTAGAACGTATGTAAAAGGAGGATTTAACGTTACACCAGAAGTGACTCGCTAGAATGGAAGATATAATAGACATCATAGTAACCGAAACAACGAATACAATCGAAATTACTTCGCAATCTACAGATGAGGTAATTGATGTCAATATCATAGACAATAGAGAGGATATAGTTTTAAACGTAACTCCTACCGTTGTCGAGATTAATATCAATTCCTTAACTGGTAATTTTGGAGTTACTTGGGGCGAGATAACTGGAACGCTTTCGAATCAAACGGATCTAAATACGGCTCTAGGTTTAAAGGCTGATTTAGTAGGTGGAAAAGTTCCATCTAGTCAGCTACCTAGTTATGTAGATGATGTGGTAGAAGTGGCTAATTATGCAGCTCTTCCAGCGACTGGCGAGACTGGTAAGATTTACGTGATATTAGACACGAATAAAATCTACCGATGGTCTGGTTCAGTTTATGTAGAGATTGCAGATTCTACGGCAGTATGGGGGGCAATTACAGGTACGTTAAGCTCTCAGACTGATTTACAATCAGCCTTAAATGCTAAGTTTAATAATCCAACTGGCGATTCAACTCAATATCTTAACGGAGCTGGAACTCCTGTAACTTTTCCAATAGCTGGACAATCAGGCACTTTAGTTAGGGAGGTTAGAAATACAACTGGAGCGACATTAACAAAAGGCACAATCGTTTATATTAGTGGAGCGACTGGTAATAAGCCAACGGTTTCAAAAGCTTTAGCGACTGGAGATTCTACATCGGCACAAACTTTCGGAATGTGTCAAGCTGATATTTCTAATAACTCTAATGGGTATGTAGTTTGCGTAGGCGATATAACTGGATTGGATACTTCGGCACTTACTGAGGGTGCGCAATTATATCTTTCATCTACAACGGCTGGAACGTATACAACGACTAAGCAATTAGCACCAGCTCACTTAGTTTATATTGGTATTGTAACTAGAGCGCATCCTACTTTAGGACAAATTGAGGTTAAGATTCAAAACGGTTATGAGCTAGATGAAATACACGATGTAGCAATTTCATCGGTTGCTAATAATCAAGGTATATTTTATGAATCATCAACTAGCCTTTGGAAGAATAAAAGCATTGCAACGGTTTTAGGTTATACACCAGCAAACGGTGCTGATTACTTGCCTTTAACTGGTGGAACTTTAACTGGTACACTAATAGGAACTAGAGCAGAATTTACAACTTCTACTTTAGTGGATGGTGTTCTAGTAAATAATGGTTCAGGAAGAGGTATAAGAATTGTAAACGCTGGCGCTGGTTATGGTTTAATAATCAATAACGAAACGGCTTCTTCTGCTATACCTTTTTTAATTCAAAAGTCAGGAGTAGATAAAATTTATTTTACAGATGCAGGTGCGGGTAATTTTACTAGTTCATTAACTGCTTCCTCATTTATTAAATCTGGCGGTACTTCAGCTCAATTCTTAAAAGCAAATGGCTCAGTAGATTCTAGCACTTATGCTTTAGATTCTGCGGTAGTTCATAATACTGGTAGTGAAACAATATCTGGTCTTAAATACTTTTTATCAGGCACTAAAAACGATTTACTTTTTGTAAGTGAAACGGTAGGATATGCAAGTGTTTCTGGATATTCTCATTTTAAAGCAAATACCAATCACGTAGAATTCATTAATAGCACAAATACAAAAGCTACTAAATTTATTCACGGTAATGCAGCTTATGAGTTTACGATGCCTAATGCAAGTGGAACTATTGCACTTACTAGCAATTTATCCTCTTACCTACCTTTAAGCGGAGGCACACTTACGGGAGCTTTAAGCGGTACAAGTGCTAGCTTTTCGAGTAGTGTTACGACAGCGACTTTTTTACAAGCTTCAGCTGGTGCACAAACAAATCCAACTGGAGGCGCTTCTGTTGCTATTGATTATCAAACAACTTCAGACGGTCAAGGAAGAATTCGTTCTAGAGATTGGGATGCAGCTGCTTGGAGAAATTTGACGATTGAGGCAAATAATATAGTATTAACACCGTCTGGTAAGGTGGCCATAGGCACAACTGCTCCAGAGGGTTTATTGACTATTCAAGGAACATCTGCGCAACCACCTACAAGTGGAACTACTGCAAACTCTTTATTGCAAATAGTAGGAAGTTTAGGAGGTCAACTTAATATAGGTTCAAATACTGTTACTGGTGAATACGGCTCTTATATTCAAGTAAGCGATAATAATTTAGCAGTATCTTATCCTTTAATACTTCAACCTAATGGAGGGCAAGTAGGTATAGGAACTTACAATTTGTCATCTGTTGGAAGTGCTTTAGTAGTAGCTCAGTCAGGCACTCCAAATATATTAACAATTAGGAGGCTAGATGCCTCAAATACTGGCACGGGAAGATTATTCTTTCAGGCTACAAATGCTAGTAGTTCTGTGCAAAATGTGGCATTTATCGAGGCTGGTTTAGAAAGTAGTTCTACTGCTGGATATTTAGCTTTTGCTAGTAATACTACCGAACGTATGCGGATTACTAGCGGGGGTTCTTTATTAATTGGGGCAACGACAGGAAGCGGTAAATTAAACATTACTTCAGACCAAGGTTCTAATAATCAATACTTAAACTTTGTAGGAACTCAATCTGGATTTTCTCAAGAGTATGGTTTTGGTATCGTAAATGGTACAAAGGATTTTAGACTTTATGATTATACTGTAGGAGCAGAACGTATGCGGATTACTAGCGGGGGTAATATAAGATATTATATTACTGCGGCTTATGGTGATACAAATTTAGAATGGTATAATACAAGCAGTAATACAGTTCAAGCAAAAATTTGGGCAGATGGAAATCCTAGAATTAATGCACAAGTAGGCGGTTCTGGAGGAGTATATTTAGCAAGTGGTGGAACTTCTTGGACTTCTGCTTCGGATGAAACATTAAAGACAGATTTAATTCCTATTGAAAATGCGTCTGAAAAAGTAGCTCAATTGCGTTCTGTTATAGGCAGATATAAAACTGATGAAGTAGGAACTAAACGTTCATTTTTAATTGCTCAGGATGTAATGTCTGTATTGCCAGAGGCAGTAGATATAGATGCAAAAACTGGAATTATGGGAGTGCAATATACTGAAGTAATTCCTTTGCTTGTTGCTTCAATTAAAGAATTAAAAGCAAAAATAGAAACTTTAGAAAATAAATAAATGGCATTCAACTGGGTAATATCACAATTAGATTCTATCCCATCGCTTGATGGAATGGACAAAGTAATTAGCGTAATTCATTACAGAGCGCAAAAGCAATACGAAGAGGATGTCATTCACTTTACGGCAGATACTTACGGAGCTTTGGCAGTACAAGCACCACACGAGGCGAGCTTCACTCCTTATGATGAAGTCACTTAAGCAATGGTCGAAAGCTGGTTAAATGAATTATTAGATACGGAAGCAATTGAGGCTAATTTAGATGGTCAAATTGAAAACTTTTTAAATCCTCCGATTGTAGCTTATCCTTTGCCTTGGCAATCATAATTAATAATTTTACTACAAAAAAAACAAAAACAAAAAACAAATGAAAGTAACACTTAACGAAGAACAAATCAAAATGCTAGAAGCATGGGCGCAAGAATTGCCGACAAAGTACGGTATGTCCTTTATCCAATTTCTAGCTCAGCAAGTGCAAGAGCAAAATCCAAAACAAGAAACAGAATTAGACACAACAAAAACAGAATAAACTATGGCATTTTTAGACATTTTCAAGGATGACAATGAGATCAACGAGAAAGCAATTTTAGGATTTGCATCGTTTGGTATCTTAACTATCTACGGCATTGCAGATGTAGTGACTGGATTAGAGCAACAACAATTTGTAATTGAGCCAATTATCTTAGAGGTATTTGCAGGCTTGACATTCGGTTGCTTTGGTATAGCTTCTTACGAGAAAGTTGCTAACCGTAAAACGGATGCAGAGCGTGAGAAAAACTTACAAGGTGGTTTAGCTCCACTTCCAGAAGATGAAGGTTAATATAGCCCTTTTCATTTGTTGTATGATTGCCATCTTCTATGCTTATACAAAGCATAAGCAAGCAGGAGAGGCGAAGCCGAATGATACATTAGTCGTTCACGATACAACGTGGCGCATACACGATTCTATAATCGTAAAGAAAGTGCCTATATTAAAAGAGATTGTTGTAGAGGTAGCATCTAAACCAGAGATGCTACCTGACACAAATTACGCAAATCTTAAGCGCCAATATATGGCTTTACTTCAGTTGTATATGAATAAAGTAATTTATTCCGATACGATTAGAGTGGGCAATTACGGATACATTGCAGTTTTAGATTCAATTCAAAATAATAAATTAACCAGCAGAAGAACTCGTGAGAACTATCAGATTCCTGAGATTAAAGAAACGAAAACTATCACACGCTATTTACCGCCATCACGATCTTTGTTTGTGGGCGGTGGAATTACTACAAGCAATTCAATAGGAATCAGGGGCATCGAAGCTGGAATACTTTACAAAACAAAAAAGGAATCAATTTTTAATATCAAAGCGCAGGTAGATTTAGATGGTCAGCCGATGTATGGCTTTGGCTATTATCACAAAATTAAATAGATATGCTTTTAAGAGTAGGTTCAACAGGGGATGATGTCGTAAAACTTCAAGTAAAATTAGGAGTTGATCCGATTGGTAAATTTGGCCCAAAAACTGAGGCCGCAGTAAAAGGCTGGCAATTAGCTCACGGATTAAATCCTGATGGTATTGTTGGCGATTCAACGTGGGGCAAGTTATTTGCAGAGGTGGCACAAGTACCCACTCCGCAGATTATCGTTCAACCTGAGCCAACTATCGTGCCTCAAAGCGGATTCAAATTAGATAGATTGGTTGGTCATATTCCTCAAGCGGTTATTAATCAGATTCCTGATACCGCAGCTAGATTTGGAATTACAAGTTCATTAAGACTGGCACATTTTCTAGCGCAATGCGGACACGAAAGCGGAGGATTCAGAGCAGTTAGCGAAAACCTAAACTATTCTGCTAAAGGATTGCTAGGTATTTTCCGCAAGTATTTCACAAATGTAAACTTGGCGATGCAATACGAGCGCAAGCCTGAGAAGATTGCTAACAAGGTTTATGCTAACCGTATGGGTAATGGTAACGAAGCAAGTGGAATGGGTTGGAAGTACCGTGGACGCGGATATATTCAATTGACGGGTTTTGAAAATTATAAATCATTCGATGCTACAGTACCTGAAGATATCGTAGTTAATCCTGATTTAGTGGCTACTAAATACGCACTAGCATCAGCTGCTTTCTTTTTTAAGAAGAATGGCTTATGGGCAATATGCGATAGAGGTGCTTCGGCTGATGTAGTTACCACAGTAACTAAGCGTGTAAACGGTGGAACAATCGGTTTAGCTGACAGACAAAAACACTTTAACGAATACTATAAACTTTTAAGCTAATGGCAAAGGCTACCAATGGCAATACCAAAATCTCTTTCGGAAAGAAGAAAAAAGGAAAAGCAAAGCGATCCTATTCAAAACTTGAACAAAAGCCAAAGGCTTATAAAGGACAAGGAAGATGAGCAACGCATTTGCAATTACCGCAAAGATTGTTTCAGTTATTATTGGAATGAGTTTTACGGTACAAACTTATTTCATCTATAAGCACTTTGTTCCTAGTGAGCCAATAACGGTTGCACCAGTTGAGAATCGGGTGCAGATAGGAGCTTTGGCTGGGAATAGAAACATTGCCTTTGGTGTAAAGAATATACTAGAAGAATACTTAATAGTAAAGGAATACGATTTAGCAGATGGATCGGATAAAGTATTGAAAGTAGAAATTCTTTACTTAGATGTTTACAAGCGTGAGGCTAATCTATCTATATTTCACGGTGCTACCGATGCGGTTGTAATTCGATTGAGAGGCACGTTATACAATAAAGGTAAGGTAGTAAGTAAGGCAATAGTAGAAGAGCAAGCGGAAGAGGTGTCAATGTCCACTTTGCTAATAGATGAAGGCGGTGAATTTAACCAGCAGAATCTTTCAAGTGCTTTAAAAAAATCGTGCAACTCTTTAATCAATAAATTGCTTTGAAAAATCTTATCGCTTTTGCCTTAGTCTTAATTAGCCTTTCTGCTAATAGCCAAACTATTAAGCTTGCTTTCCAGAATGATACTACCAATACAAACGTAAACGGTCAAGTCATTAATAAAGGCGATATATTTGATGTAGTAGTCAATGCCGATGGCAATGGTAATTTATCTGCAAGAGCTTTATATTTTGACTTTGAATTTCAAAACGATGCGTTTGAGTTTATCTCAATTAATCACACAGGTACAGGTGGCAATGGTGGCATAATTCCTTACGGATCACAAATTTCTGATTCTCATTATTTATATCCGGGATATACTTATTATAAGACATCTCAGAATAATACTTCAAATGGTAATATAAATTACAACTTTGCTCAATATAACTACACGCAGAATGGCAATAAAACGATTCTACGCTATTATCTCAACTGGGCAATACAATCGGGTGGATTAGGAAAAGATAGGCTCTTAGTGCTAAAGTTTAGACTTAAAACAACTGCACCGGGTTTCGCTTGGAATCCTATCTTAATGAATTTTGCTGCTGCGTTTAATCAAAACGGCTCGGCTGGTGCTACATTAATGGAGATTCCTTTGACAAATGTTATAATGTTAGATCCTACGGCTTCCAAATATGTGACTGCAAAGCTAGAAACTAACTCTAATATCAATCAGCTATCGCTTAATCGTGTAGTATTTGAGGATACTTTGCGCAAAACTATCCACAGATTTGATGCTTTAAGCGATGGAACTATTCCAATTGATCAAACGGTATTGCAACCTAATACCGTTTATCGTGTTTATAATAGCGTTAATGCAGATTCATACCTTGATTTACACGCTTCAGCAGTTACGGTTTCAGACTTTACAACGGCACAAGCTGAGTTTAATACCCAAAATTTAGATGGCACTTTTAAAGGGCAATCTATTATAACTGGTCAGGGTTATTTAGCGGCAGATATTAACCAGAATAAAAAGTTTGATGGGGGCGATGTCGTTAGGATATTTAGCCAAGCGGTGGGAGTTGATCCGATTGTTTCAATGAAACCTAACTACCAAGCTGGAGTTGATATGTACTACGGTGTGCCTACGTTTACCGATTCTACTTTTAACGCTATAAGCGTAGCTAATTGGAAAAATATCACTAGCGATGTAGTATATTTTAAAACGCAGGAGATAGGCAAGAATCTACCGCTTAATTTAAAGTATGGTTTAATTGGCGATATTAACCGCTCGCATTCATCGCAGGTTATGAACGGCAATACAATTGTAAGTAACGCAATCCCATCGCTTAAAAAGAATCTAGGTAGCCCTACATCGAATTTATTAATCAATACAACGCAACCGCTTCAAGCTATTGATGTAACTATTAAAAGCCAAACCGTAACTAGCAACACGATAGAGATTCCAATTGCCATTGATACTAAATCCTTGACACTCTCAGGGCTTCAATTTGAATTAATATACGATGCTACCAAAATAAAATTTGAAAGCATTACAAACGAATTACCGAATACTTGGTACACGTTTGTAAGCAACAAAGATGGCAAGATTAAATTTGGATCGTTGGATAAGGAAATGAAAACAACTGTAAGCGGTAAGTTGATTCCTTTTAAATTAAATTTTAGTTCTATTAATAACGGAACAGACTTAAATACGTTTATCAAAGTGAGTCCAGTTATGGATGCCAGCTCTAAAACTGGCTACCAATTAGGCATAAATCTAAATACAGATAACATAAAACTAACAGGAATAAATTTATTTCAATGAGATATTTAGTAGCATTGGCGATTTTAGTGGCGTTTGCATCTTGTAATGAGCCAGAAATTGCCATACAAGAGCCGATAAGTTTGGGAAGTAAGCCAGAAAATAATGCTTTGATTGGCTATAATATAGTAAATAGAACGGCTTACATCAGGGCAAAGACTACAATTGGCGCAAAATACTCGCTTCAGTTGTCTAAGCTAGGCGAATCTGAAGCAATAAAAGCGCAAGGATTTACGGCTTCAGCAGATGAATCCAATTTAGTTGTCAATTTTGATAATACTAAAACTGGCATTTACGACTTAATTTTAATTGATACAGAGGGAAACGTGTCTAAATTACCTATAAACATTCTATAAAATGGCAGAAGAACAAGAATCAGGAGGCTCATTAAAGAGTATTTTAATTGGCTTATTATCTACAATTGCTATTGCAGTAGGTGGATATGTAACAAAACAATTAACTGGCGATGATGAAGTTAAAGTAGAAGCTCCAGCTACTACTGCGCAACAACCGCAAATCGTTATTAATAACGCTCAAACTCAGCAACAATCTAGCGGAGGCAAAACGGTCATTATTAAAGAGAAATCGGCAGATCCAGTCAAAGAAAAGCCGAAGCCTAAAACGGCTAAAGAAGAATTAGAAGAAGCCCCAAAATGGTAAAATGGACTATTTGCTTATTGCTCTTATCGTTGTCCTGCTTTGGGCAGATAGCTTCGACAAAGACTGAAAGCTATACGGCATCGTTTGAAAAGAAAATCAATATCGATTCTCTAATGGATTACGATGGTGTTAAGATTCCTATTCAATTATTATCATTAGGAATTAGCGATGAGGTTTATGCATCATATCCAGAGCTTAAAGATAAGCGTGTCGGGCTTGGTGTAACTAATATCGTAGTCGAATACCTAGAGGAAACTAATCGCTTTACATTCACAGAGGATAAGGCTGAGATAAAGAACAGAATGGTTAAGCAGTTCCAAGCCAGCCAGTCAGGAATCACAGAGAATAAACTAGATGGTAGAGGCAAGATAAAGCTTGCTCAATACTTTGTTTATATAGAGGTTTATGATTTTAGCGTTTCAGAAGATGAATCAATCAGCTTCAAAGATGGAGTCAAGCAAACCGTAGTGACACGTTTAGGATTGCAGGTTAAGTTTGTAAACGCTGAAACTGGCGAATACTTTACAGGCTCTGGATTGGGCGAAGCAAAGACAACCAGAGAAGCAACGCTTATGAACGATGGCAACTTTGCTGAAATCAAGTTTAATCAATCTACAATAGGAAGCACAACAAAGAAAGCATTAGAGAACGCATCAGCTAAAATCATTGTAAGAATGATTAAGAAAAAGCTATTCAAATGAAATGGCTAGTCGTATTGTTTACATTTGTAACCGTTACGGCTTCGGCTCAAGTATTAACGCAGACATTTATTGATCCTTGCTCTGGTCAGGTTACGGTTGTAACCGTTCCAATTGCTAATGGCAAAACAACTATTGTATATCGTGGTAAATTTAGAATAGTAACGGCTAACGATATCACATCGGGAGAGCTGCAAGCTTGGATTAATAACCTTACTATTAATTTTCCTTGTCCACAGGCATCGGTAGCGGTCACGCAAACGGTTACTAAAGCAGTTCAGCAAGCAGTCGCACAGGCTACATCATCGGCTACAAGTCAAGCAACTAGTCAGGCAGCAAGTTCAGCGGTGGCCGCATCCGTTTCTTCGCCTCCGCCTATTGCATCGCCTCCGCCAGCGACATCTTCATCGCCAGCTCCAGCAGCAAAATCAGAATCATCAACACCACAAGCCGAAAGTAAAAGTGAAAGCAAATCAGAAAGTACAGAAGCTAAGGCTGAATCTAAAAGTGAAGAGAAGAGCGAATCGAAAAGCGAAAGCAAAAGCGAAAAGAAATCTACGGCTAAGAGTGTTGCTAAAAGCAATCCAATTATTTACTCGTCTGATTTTACGGTTGCCCCTACTTCTGATGTTATATCGGTCATTGCTTCCGCTGGTATTAGCCAGTCTAGTTTAATGGGCAATTCATCGTGGGGAATTAGCACAATGATTTGGTCTACACTAGATCAGTTTGCTTTAAGTGGTAGATATACTAAAATGAACTTCAACTCTGGCAAGCTAGAGAGTATTGTAAACTATGGAATTACAGGCGTTTATTTGGGTGGTTCTATACTTGGATTCGGAACGGCTGCTTATATCTATCCTATGGGCAAGTATGGTGTATCTGGTGCTAACTATACGCTATCCTTTGCAGGTGCAGATGTCGGATTGAATATAGCAAATAACATTCTATTATTTTATACAATACCAATACCGTTAAATAAACGGCTTACAATATCACCAGATTTGTACATTTCAGGATCCTCAACTGGATACCTAACTAGTCAAAAGATATTTGTCACAAGCGATGATGTAGGCTTTTTAGGTGGAGCTTCATTTGATATTGCACTCACAAAACGCTTCAAATTAAACTTTGCACTTAAGTCTGGAATCAATACTAATCCTGAGATCCCAATAAATTACCTTATGATGGTAGGTACTAAACTAAATTTATAAGTACATTTGTGAGGTTAATGATTTTTTCATACAAAAGTAGGTTTAGAACAGACACACGGAAAGGCTTGAGGTAATGCTTCAAGTCTTTTTTATTACACATTAAAAAAAAGATTAAAAAAGATTTTTTTATTCCAAATAAAAGGTAGATATTTGACTCAAGATAGCAACGAAGCTATTTCTAAACTACCTAAAACAATGAGAGAATCATTAAAAAACCTTGACAAAAACGACATCGCTGGTGCGATTCTAGTATCCACAGTCGTTTTCATTACTTACTACATCATTAACTTAATTTCAACTATCTAAACAAATGCAAATCTTAAAAGCACAATTCAAGGATGATGCTGGTTTATACACTATGAC